GACCTAAAACACATGAATATCTTACAAACAAGGTTTTGGAAGAAATTAACAAAGGAAACTAATGGAATACCAAGGCGAAGATTTAATTATAGTTACAGGAGCTCCAGGTTCTAGATGGAGTGGAGCAATTCGTATGCTTAGTCTAATATGTAAAGATATTAATTTATCTGATAATAAAAATAACTTTGTATACAGAAAGAAAGTTGATGGACAAGTTGTTGGCTGGCATAGGGGTGCTTATTGGGGTCCTGATAATCCAGTAGGACATAAGTTTGATGTACTAGATACATTATCTAAAGAAGAAATAATACAAGAATTTAAAGCACCATTTACTGATTGGGATTATGGAACTAAAATTATTAAAAGTCATTGGTTCAGTTATCATTTACCATTATTAAAAGAACTATTTCCAAAAGCAAGGTTCTGGTCTTTTTATGATACTCCACAGGAATGTTTTAATTGGTGGACACATGTAGGTGGATGGGATATTACATATCCAATATATACATGGTATAAAAATGACGAAAGAATGTTACAACAAATTACTATAGAATGTGATAACATAAAAAATAACTTTGATTTAAAACGTTACTATGGTTGGAAAGAAACGGCAACTGCTTTAGGTTTCTCACATGATATGAGAACAAATTCTGAGATGTATGAAATTGACCCAGACTTTAGTGATATTCATCAATATGATAGTGAAGAAGTATTTGATTCCTTTTTAAATGTAATATTTAATAGAAAAGAAATGGGTATTATTAATCCAACGATGTAGTAAACTGTTCGTATACTGTTTTTAGTTTTTTAACAAACTGTTTTGAATTACATTGTATTTTTGCACCAGGGTGTAACGGTCTTGGCCAATTGCCAATTTTAATCCAACAATAACCATCGCTTTCATTATTCAATATAGGAATAAATTCTTCTTCAACAGTTACTAAAAATGTATGGTAAACAAACTTTTTATTAGGACTAGTAAATTTATTAATAGGAATAACTTTTTTAATATCAGGAACTAATCCAAGTTCTTCTTCTATTTCACGCAACAGTGCTTCATTTGGTCTTTCACCTTTTTCAGCTTTGCCTCCAAAGAAACCCCATGTACGTGGGTGATTAACTTCACCGCTTCTTTGTTGAAGCATTATTCTTCCTGTGTCTGTGCTTAAAAATAAACATCCACTTGCTATTATCATATTTTTCCTATCCAATGACTTACATCGTCACACGGGTCGTCGATATTAGAGATAGAGTCTCCAGAATCCTGCATTGTAAATTCCCTCATAACTATTAACCCACTCTTTACCGTTCCATTCAAGTTGGTCGTTGCTAGCTACATTAGTTACATATTGAGTGTCTACAGTTGTTGAAGCATCAAAACTTACATTCCATGCTGAACCATTATATTCAATAATATCATATTTGTGTGCAACAACGTTTAACAACTGATTACTAGGAGTGTCATTGATTAAAATGTATCTTTGTCCTAGTGCAGCAGCTGGCACTGTTCCATCTCCAGGATAATTAATAGCTGGATCTAAAATAGCATTTACGGCTGTTAGTGTGTTTGTTGGCAAAGTTGATTGATCTACATCAACTGTTAATAGATTTGAGTTACTAGGATGAAAATCAAGTTTACCAATTATGTCATCTGATTTAGGACTTGTAACTGAATTTTTTCTAAGTCTCAATTGACTTATTCCAGTTCTTAATTCACCAAAAGGTTTTAACTCTTTTGACCAGTCTAGTATTAAACCATCATCGTCAAGTTCTTGCCCATTAGCATTTAATAATTGTAAAGTTCCATCTTCGTATTTTACTTTTCTATCTTCGTATGTTACAATAGTATATTGTAATGTTTGTGTATCAAAAGATTGTTCTTCTCTGAACAAGTCTAAATTTGTATCATCTAAATTATATAATTCACTTATAATTGTATGAATTAATTTTTGCTGTTTAACTTTTGCTGGTGGATTAATATGTATTGGTATATTAAAACTTAAAGTTGCAACATCAATAATATCATCTATGCTTGATCCTACACTTCTAGTACTCCATGTTGTGTTTGTTAATTCTACATGACTTAATGCAGTCCAATCAATTGGACTATTGTTTGTTCTTATATCTAATGTAGGATTAAATAATACTAGTATTTGTTCCATTAATTGTAATTTTTGATCTGTATTTGAAGTCCATATATCGCAATTCATTTGTAGCATATAAGGAACAGGTGCATGTCTTTCAACAGTATAGCTATTGCCTCGTTCATTAGTATACTCACCGGTAGCATCGTCAAATTTCTTTTCAAAAACTTGAACCTTATCAACATGATCTTGATATGTACGTCTTTCTGGAAGCATATCTAATGAAGTTACATAACAACTTATAAATGGAACAGTATTAATAATATTTTCACTGTTTTCTCTTGTTATGTGTGCAGCCATTCTGTTGATGTCTCCATAACGTACAGGTACTTGCTGAAACACAGATAAGTCTTGATCGTTCTTACCCATTTCAACACTGAATCCACTAAACAGTCTTATAAACTGTTGAATGTATCTTCTAATTTGTTTATCGTAAAAATATTGTTGTGCCATTATTAAAAATCACTCTTTGGTTTAATTACCTGACTAAGTGCTTGCTTTTCAGGAAACTCTTTATCATCAATAACCGTAGTAGCATTATTATTGATAAAGCTACTTGCATTATATGTTCTATCACTCCATGTTTGATCTGTAACATTGTCATATAGTCTATGCCATTTGTTTCCTCGTCTTACAAAAAGTCTATTAGGTGTAAAATCTGTTCTTACAAAATACTCGCCTTCGTTTGGTGCAACTGGAAATTGGTCACCTTGTTCTAGTGATTCTCCGTGATTGTATTCTTTATTATTATCTTCTACTCCAAACAAATGGTCAGCTAATGGTAATCCTAGTGGATCTGCTACTTCAGCACTTTTTACAATAGCATTACTAATATTAAGTTCTGTTTTGTAAGAACTAATATCATTTTTAAGACTATCTGGATCATTAGCAGTACCAAGTATATCTGCGTATTCTTGTGTGTCTGTTAGTGGTGCTACTTTAACACGCCAAATGTGTGGATACCAAGTTTGTGAAAAACCTTCACTTCCTCTTGCAGCATCTTGTACAACATAAAACTTATTAATAGCATCTCTGTCGTTTGTAAGTAATAATTCATCACGTAAATGTGGTAATTCAATTACATCACCGGGCATAAGTCTACGCCCCATACGTTCTACCATGTCATTGATATGAAAACTAATAAACAGTGTATCATTTGTTAAAAACAAACCAAATTGTGTTAAGTCAAAGTCATTATCACTAACATTATATACACCACGCAGTTCAAATACATCAGGATCGTATTTACGATCTCTGTTTTCCATGAATAGTAAGTCTTGTATATTTGTTTCGTCAATTAAACCATCAGGGTTAATTTCTTCGCCTGTAATATTATCTATTTCCATGCCACTACCATAGTTAGGCTCGCTAGGATCTTGACTATTCTTTTTAGGATCCGGTCCTAGGTATTTGTGTACGTGTATTCCAGTACCGCCTATATCGAATTGTTCACGTATTGCGTGATCCATAAACTTATAGTCGTTACCTTTAAATGGTTTATATAAACTTAATCTTGGCATGCAGGTTTCCTTGTTATATTGTATTTATGCAAATTCGACATCCTGTTGTTACGATAAATAGATATGTATGTAGTTAATTCTGCATTTTATATAAGGAAAAGAAAATGTTTAGATTTTTCACACAAAAACAATGGGCATTATGGTCGTGGCTGGGTTCAGCTGTTATCTTAAGTTCATTATGGGTACAAGTTCAAATTGACGTTAAAATTAACGAATGGTTTGGACAGTTTTACGATATGATTCAAAAAGCACTTGGCTCACCAAACGCTATTACAATTACTGAATATTGGAGTAGTTTAGGAACCTTCATTTATTTGGCTGCAATTTATGTTTTGATTGCCGTAGTTGTTAGTTACTTTACTGCACACTATTTGTTTAGATGGAGAGCAGCAATGGTTCAATGGTATCATAGTGTATACGATAAAGCACGTACTATTGAAGGTGCAGCTCAACGTGTACAAGAAGATACTATTAAGTTTAGTCGTATTATGGAAGGACTTGGTACAAGTTTAATTGAATCAGTAATGGTTCTAGTTCAATTTGTTCCTATTCTATTAGGACTATCAGTTGGTATTCCAATCTTCTTCTTTGGTGATTGGCAATATGGACTAGTAACCGGTGCTTTAGTTTGGAGTATTGGAGGAACAATATTCTTAATTGGATTAGGTTGGTTATTACGTTTAGTCGGAGTAGAATATGATTTACAAAAGAAAGAAGCAGCTTACAGAAAGATACTTGTAATTGCAGAAGATGACGTAACAATTCGACCTAAGAGAATTGATGAATTATTTGAAGATGTAAGAAGTATTCACTTTAAATCTTATATCAGATACTTGTATTTTAATATAGGTAGAATTTCATATTTACAAGCAAACGTATTATCAGCTTATGTGTTCTTAGCACCAGCTATTGTAGCAGGCGTTGTAACACTAGGTGTAATGCAACAGATTATTAGAGCTTTTGGCAGAGTAGAAGGTTCAATGCAATATATACTTAAAGCATGGCCTACTATTATTGAACTAGCAAGCGTATATAAACGTTTGAGAGAGTTTGAAAGACTAATTGAAGAAAAATAAAAAAACAATAACGCAGGTAAAATATGCCTGCGTTATTATAAATAATACATATAAGGAACAACTATGAAAATTTGTATTATTGGCGGCGGAACTACAGGTTGGTGGGCTGCAGGCTATTTAGAAAAACAATTCCCAGATTATGATATCACACTTATTGAAAGTAGTGATATTCCTATTATAGGTGTAGGCGAAAGTACATTACCTCAAATTGCACAATTCTTTGAAGACATGGGAATGTCTGAAGACGAGTGGATGGAAAAAAGTAATGCACAAAAGAAATTTGGTAATATAAAAAGTCAATGGAATAAACCAGATGGAGATGAATTTGCATTTACGTTTTGGTTTAATGATAATAATGTATTTGATAAATGGAAGCAACAGTATGATTCTGGCATAGTAGATAAGCATAATATTAATGATCAGTTATATCATAAGGGTGGCTGGCAAGCAACTGCTTATCACTTAGATGCTGAAAAAGCAGGCAACATAGTTAAAAACAATTGTAAAAATGTAACACACATTATAGACACATTAGACAAGTTACCTGATGGATATGATTTGTACTTAGACTGTACAGGTTTCCGTAGAAAGTTTGTAAAAGATAATACAGAAGTAACACTTGAACATCATTTAGTAGATAGAGCATGGGTGTGTCCTTTTGAATTACAAGACAGCGATATACAAGGATATACACAAAGCGTAGCACGTAGTAATGGCTGGCAATTTATTATTGACTTAACAAACAGAATTGGAACAGGCTATGTGTTTAGTAGTAAACATCAAACTGAAGAAGATGCACTTGTAGAATTTAATAAAGTAAATGCACACAGAACTCCCTTTATGGGAAAAAGTCCTAGACTATTAAAATGGAATCCTAGTGTTCTATCTAATCCTTGGCATGACAATGTAGTTGCAGTAGGGCTTAGTAACGGATTTATAGACCCTTTAGAAAGTAATGCATTGTTTATGACGCAGTTCAGTATAACAACACTTGTACGGTGCTTACAACGCGGTTATGGAGCTAATACGTACAATAGAGCAATGCGTAATGTATGGAATGATAACAGTACATATATAAAACATCATTATATGTTAAGTGACAGAACTGATACAGAATTTTGGAAATACTACAGTAAGTTTGATGCAAGTAAAACAGTATGGAAAAATTATCATAAAATGGGAAACAAATATACTAACTTGTATCCAGACGCAATATGGGCTACTTTGGCACTATATTATGACAAATTAATTCATTATAAATCAAAATAAATTTAAAAAAATTATAACCCATTGATTTTATTGGGTTTTTTCTGACGACTAAAGGTTGACAGGTAAGATGTCTTACTGTATACTGTATGTATAGTTAATTAAAGGAGTCAGTAATGCAAACATTTAAATTATACCAAATTCACTTAACAGATGCAGAAGTTGATCTAATCAATGCAGAAGGACATGATGCAGTTCATAAGCAATCATTGAAACTAGATATGAACTTTAGTAAAAATGATACAGGTACAGTTGCCGCAGATGCATTTAATCGTGGATACTATACACATGTGTCAAACATTACTGCTGACAGTTTAGAAGGCGTGTTTCATACAGGTAACATGGGTCCAGAAGAAAACATTGAACGTTTATCTCGTATGTATAGTGTTAGTGTTGGAGATATTGTTGAAGATTCAACTGGTACTCAACATGTAGTTGCTAATTTTGGATTCAAAAAGGTTGACACTATAAACTAGAAGCCGTATACTTAGAACATTCACAGGAGTAATAATCATGATGGAGTTGTTAGAATTCATCGAAGAATTAAAAAAATTACCTCAAACAAGCGAAGTTTTGCACTTAATTGATAAGTATCAAAATAAAGCAGACGAAATTGATCGTCATATGTTCGAAGATTATCACGGAGTATAAGCAATGGCATTACCCAAAGCTACTAAAAAGAAAAAAGCAAGAGCACCTTCACAACGAATTCGTAAAGGTTCATTACAAGATCCTTCATGGGAAGGTGCAGACGGTTGGTCTGGTAAAGAGTATCATATTAAAAGACAGCATGCAACTGAATACTATTATCGCAATTATAAAACAAGCGATTTAATTGATTATGCTTATGATTGGATGCTTGCTAATGAATACACGAAAAAAGATATTAAATGTGTAAAAGCATCAAAGAGTCAATCATTGAGTGCAGTGACAGGATATTACTGTCGTATGCTTACAATGGGTTGTCCAGATATACACTTGGCATGGAATGCGTATTGGGAAAGTCTTCCTGGTACAGGCGGAACACCACAGCCAATTTCTACATACATTAAAACACGTATTAGTAATGCAATTGAAGAAGGCAAGACATTTGTAGATGAAGCTGAAAAACTAGCAGAAGCCGAAGCTACTAGAAATGCGAATGTGTATAAACCTACAATACAAGATTTGCTACACAAAGCCGCAATGCAAATGACTGATGAAGTTGAACAGTTTTTAGATGATTGGGTTAATTCCGGATATGATTTAAAATTTGTAAAAGACTTTGCTCCGGTTGAGATGTTTCGCAGAGCAGGTGTTAAGCAAGCTCATGCACGTATTATACGTAAAGGATATATTCACGGACTAGAAGAATACACAGAACTTAATACTAAAGTACCTAAAGATAAAATTGACGACTGGCGTGAGCAACTAGAAGAAGGATACAATCATCTTAATTCTCAACAGAAAAAATCACTACTAGAAGTATATCGTAAAATAGTAGATGCATGTGATATTGTTGAAGCAGAAAGTAAAGCAAATCGTAAGCCACGTAAGACTCGTATAAAGAGCCCAGAAGATGTTGTTAAGAAGCTCAAATTTAAGCAAACAGACACCGAATATGGTTTAGGTAGCATAACACCAGCAGATATTGTTTACGCCCGTATACTGGTGGTTTTTAACACTAAGAACCGTAAGATTGGAATGTACTATGCTAAAAATGTAGACCCTATGGGATTAAAACGTGAAGGTAGTGGACTAAGTGTTAAAGGAACTACTATAACTGGTTACGATGAAGAAAAAAGTTTACAACGTACTGTTCGTAAAACTGCTGAATTCTTACCAGAAATTAAAAAAGCCACAAGAGCCAAAACAGAGAAGTTGTTTGAAACATTAAAAACAACAGAAACTAAATTAAACGGTCGTATAAATGGAGAGGTGATATTAGTAGCAACGTTTAATAAATAGTTGCATGGATATTGCATACAGTAACTTCGTAAAATGGTACGACAATCATATAGAATGCGGCGGAAACATAGGTTATTTCGACGCATCCAATCTTAAAAATTATAAGCTAAGTATTCCAGAACTTGTAAAAAATCATCTTACTCCTTGGGTAACTGGTATAAGAAAAAATTGGGAAGACATAGACAGAAATTACGAATTCTATATTAACAATAATAAAAATTTTATGCATATGCACACAGGACAGCAATGCAGATATCTAGTACAGCATTTGTATATGGCAGATCAAGATATAATTTACAAGCCAGTTGCATATTGGATTCCTGGTAGAGTTAATGTTCATCCTGGTAAAAGCAGACTGTTTGCAAGATGGGCACAACGCCAAGAAGTAAATGAAATTATATACATAGACTATAATTATCCAGATGCTGATCAACCATATACTCGTTTTCAAAATGTCAATGATGCTTGGAATGGATTAACATACACTGACCACACACCTGGCATGATTAATACAAGTTCATTTAAAGACGAACTCAAACTAGTAGACATTACATATGCTAAACATTATTGTTCATTATATAAAGATACAAATTTTGAACAATTAATGTTTATTGATGATATTAAAGACGAGCAGTACCCAATATGGCAAAATGTAGCTAGAAAATATCTAGAAGAGTGTTTAAATAACCCTGTAAGGATTGGTAAACGTACAATAAATTTCTAGTTGTTATGATAAA